GTTGCGATTCGTATGTTCTATATGTGTCACCAGCTGAAGTTGGTTTAAGCTCTATACCATCTGCTTTTGCTGCTTCAACCATAGCTGCCCACGCAGCTGCGGTAAGCCAATGAAGCTTACCGCCGCCAGCTGCTGGACGCAAAAGAGATTCTGGAAGCTTACCGGGAGCAACACCCTTAAGATCAGCTGGCTGCTTAACCGGAACTACGATATCCCATTCTACTTTTGGCATATTGCGCCTTTCTGTCTATCAGAACTATGAATTACTTCTTCTTTTTCTTTTTTAGAATAGCTGCCTTAATGAATGGGGGAAGTTTCTTTTGACCAGCTGTTAAACCAGCTTCGCTTTTCTTTGCTCCCTTTTTAGCCATAGTTTTTTTTGATGCCATTTTCTTTTTCATAGCCATGATTAGTATCCCATCTTTTTCTTGGATGATTTCTTTGTCATTTTCTTACCTGTCTTTTTCGCATATGCTTTAGCTTTCTTTTCGCCAGCCTTTGAGTATGCAAATGATTTATTTCCTACCTTTGGCATTTATTTCTCCTTGTTTTTATTTATAAATAATATTCATTATAGTATAACTAATATAGTACTAACAATTCCATTTTCTTAAAGCTAAAGCTTTGCGTGTGGGTCTGCCTTTTTTGTCTTTCATCGGGCCTTTCACACCACTCATTCTAGCGCAAAAAGACTTGCGGCGCTTAGCTGCCTTTGATCCTGGTTTTAGCTTGCTTGGCTTTGTCGTAACGGCCATTTTAAGTTTTGACCCTGGGTTTTGCTTACGATAGGAGGCGACTCCCTTACGATTTAGTCCGCCTTTGGGATCCTTGCCGTTCTTTACGTTGCCATGCAGCTGTCTTAGCCATTGATGTTTCCTCGTTACTTGTTAGGAAGTTTGGGACTTTTTTTAATTTTTCTACTCTGAGCTAAAGCCATTATTTTTAGACTACCTGTTGATCTGAACCACCGCCACCACCGCTGCTTTTCTTTGGTGTTGACTTTTTCTTTGTAGCCGCTGGTTTCTTTTTTGAAGAGGTTTTCTTAGCGACCTTGGTTACATTTTCTACTTCCTTTTTGGCTTCTGCCACAAGGTTGACTGCGGCTTTATCAACAACATCAACAACTTCCTCAGCGCGATTCATCGCCTCATCTATTACCGCTTCAGGAATAAATGAAAGAGGGGAGTTTTTCTTTCCCTTTTCATTTGCTAGTACAGCTTGTAGTTTTGTAAAGAATTTCTTAATCATTTTATACCTCTTTATTTTAATTTGAGTATGTTTATATAGTATCGCACGTAATTACAAAATGCAAATTATCGACCCTGCTGCGCCTCTTTTATTGCATTATATCTTTCTGCCGTCTCCCTAGATGCCAAAGTCATCAAGGCTGCGGTTGCGTCTTTTACAGCCTGAGAAAAGGCGTCTAGATTAGACGGGTCTGCACCCTCCATTCCAACGGTTAGGCAGACCATCACATCTACGTTTTCAAAGTTTCCAGTATTGATTTTTCTTCCTACCGCAACCGTTAAGACAGGCTCAGTTCTAACGGTCAACTTTTGATGTGTTGCAACCACAGAATCCATTACTTTAGAAACAGACTGCTCCACGGCGCTTTCGGTTATCTTTGGCATCTATATTCCTACCTTTTCTAGTTGATTTGTAATTAATTTAAGCGTATTAATAGACTGTTCTTCTAAGGACATGTCATCGGTTTTAAGAATGTGTGTTGCTTTACCCTTAATGATATCAATTTGTTTTTCCGAATGATGATTCATTTGCTCATGCGAAAGTGGTCGTCCATCTCTTTTTATAATTCTTTCGTTTAAAGTTTTTTCCTCTGCATCAAAGACAACAATCATACCATTCGGTTGTTTCAAAATAGAGTCAGCTTCATTTTCCAATCTAACATCAGATATAATCACCGCAAATGGATTTGGGACCTGATCTTCGTTTAGACCATTTACATACTGCCTGTATAGTTTTGAAGACTTCATAATTGCCCAATCCGAAAGACACGAGTATCTGTGACTCCTGCAGATATCCCCTGCCGTTTGTAAAAAGTTTCTAGGCTTAGTTCCTTCTGGCTCTATAGGAAGAGCTTCAATCTGCATAACCATGTTTGTGAGTTTTTCGTAGTCTGGAACAAAACCAATAGGACTTCCACCATAAATATCATAAAGGACATCGTGAATTGCGTAAAGTTTTCTAGATCTTTCGTTAACTCCTTTTATGTTTTTTTTGATAGAAGCTAGCTCATACAGTGGAAGAGCATAAAAAATATGCTGCCAAACAACGAAACCACCTTCGGCCAACCCAGCTGCAGACACAACAGAACCTTTTGGACATATGGTTTCTGCTACAGAAGTTTTTCCACTTCCAGCCCTACCGGCTAAGCCAATTATAATTGGATAATTTTCATTAAAAGTTTTACTCATAGTTTCATAAGTATATCACAAATTTTTTCGATTGCGTTTTTTATCAGCCAGTTTATCCAAAAACTGATTACACAATTCATCGGGCTCCCAAACAAAATTTCTTTCAACTTGAACAATCTTAAAATTGAATTCTTCTTTAATATCTTGAATAGTCATAAGCAGGGGCAGTAATGCATTGTTTCTGCATTTCCATTTACCATTTATTTGATTTGCGACAACGGCTGAATCAGTATAGATGATTGGATCATGAAAATCGGACATGGAACAAATCAAGAGTGCCGATATAACAGCCTCAAATTCGGCTTCGTTGTTTGTTCTTAGACCAAGACCTCTGGCGAACTGCGCAACCTTTTTTCTATTCTTATAGACCACTGTAGCGCAGGCGGCTTCTCCTATTCTTTTTTGTCCCTGTCCCCTGGAAGCTCCGTCGCAAAATACTTCAATATGCATTGGGGCTATATCTTTACATCAAACTTTATATCTAATTCTTTTGCCCTGCTTTTTAAATTTTTTAATTGTTTTTCAGTTGAAACAATATGAGTGCGTATAAGTGAGTATCTTTTTTTCTTATATTCTACTTGCGTAGGAAAATCTAAATATTTTCTTGCTTCAGAAAAAAATTCATTTGTAGAATTAACTGCTTTATAATGGCCGATGTACATATTAATACGTTCTGAAATCTTTTTCATTATAAAATCCTTTTTCTTCTCTTGAAGATGCGATCTGCATTGATTGAACTTTGTCAATTAATTTTCTTGCTGATTCGGAAGATATTCTTGCTGCCGCCTCCATTGACTCAGCTAAATGCACTATTGATTCAGCCGTAACCAAAGCCGTGTATTCACCCTCAGCGGCTCCTAGTGCATTCGCTTCTCTCTCTGCCTCGTTCTTGCCAACCCTATTTGCCTTATAAACCCTTTTATAAGATCCTTCTATCAGCTTGTATTGTGCCCTAGCCATTCCGGCAAAGCGTGCTATTCTTCCGTAAACATTTGATGTTCTTGCAACCAATGAGGCTAAATCATGTATTCCAAGGTCGAGAGTGTTAATATCTGGAATTGTAATAAAATACTCAGAATCTTTCTTACCAGAAGCATATGCCGTTACAATTTCCTGAATCTGCGGGTCAATAAATTCTTTTAAAAGTTCATTGAGCTTTTGCATTGAATGAACATTCATCGTTACTCCAAGTCTAAAAAGTCTATTACATCTTCCATCTTAGATTCTATCACAATTTCGAGTATTTTATCTCTCGTTTTTGACAAATGCTCCCTAATTGTGTTTGGGTGTTCTGATATTTTTTTACTTATTTGGCTTGATCTCAATCCGTCAACATAGCGCCATTTCAAAAGCTGTCTTTCTTGAACGGTTAAAAACGAAAAAGGTTCTGCGCAAGTTTCGCCCAAAACCCAAAACTCATTTATTTCTTCATTATTTAAGAACTCCTCCATTTCCCTCTCTTCTGCAGGCGCTTTAAATCCAATCTGCTTTTCACCATTATCTAGATCATCAACTGAATCATCGGAAAGAAGTGGAAATGTTTTTCTTCCTAGTTGATCTATCAAAAAAGTGTCAACATTTTTTTTTAAAAGATAGAAAAAATAACTATACAGAAATCCGACTAAATGGTATTGGTCCTTTTTCAGATTCTTTTTTTTGATATCTTGCTATACATTGAAAGAATGTCATGTCTACTGTTTGTCTAATATCTGCCTCGTCACCGATATCTTTTGGCCATGTATGTTATTCCGCCTTAAAACCTCATTTACGTGCTTATAGCCGGCGGGATTTAATTTGTTTTTCATCAGCGCAAAACGAACATACGAATCTTTTACGAACAAAGAAGTAAATCTTCTTATGTCATAATCTCCTAAGTTATACCTGCCGTAATAGAGCATTGAGGAGTACTTGGTCAAAAAATTATTAAACACCTTAAGCAGTTCTGTTTGGGCTTTCTGGTCATTTTCTTTTGCTCTAGCAATTAAGTCTTGAACTTCCTCTTCTTTTAAACTATAATATTGTTCTTTATAGGATTTCATTACTTGCCTTCCCAATTCAAAATTTTATTTGCATAAAAAGACCTAATGTCTTCATAAAAAATTACATTTTTGATTTTCATTTGTTCTGCAAAATCTTTTGCGTCGGTATTAAATTTGCTGATAACAAAAACTAAATTATTAAATTCTTTTTCATAGTATCTTTTAAATCTCTTAAGTTTTATTTTACTTTTATCATCTAAAAAACCTTTTACTTCAATCCAAATACTTTTATTTTTTATATAAAAGTCTGGAGTATAGGCTTTGGTTCCTCGCTTAATTGGAAAGGCAAAAACTGTCGGTTCAAATTCAAAGTCTATATCATATAACTTTAATATTCTGGCAAAGTTAGCCTCCCAGTTTGACCTTAAAACCAAACCTATATCTTCCCTATAGCCAGTCTTTGTGTGCTGGTAGACGTTGCCTTTGCCACCGCTTTGATGCTATAGTGTTTTCATCAATTGTATAGTTCTTTAGTAGGGGACGGTTTAAAACAGGGTGTTTTGCGAGACCAGAGATCTCCAAAAAAAATTCTTCTGGAACGTTGTTTTTTGTCATCTATCTGCTATCCTATACCTATAACCTATTGCTACTCCATTATAATTTATAAAACATCCAAAATCAAATAATAAACAAGGAGCAATTATGTCAAACAAACTAGATACCGTCATCGATGCGATGCACATTGGAATCAATGAGGAGATAATCTCCGACCTGGTTTCCAACAGGGGTTATACCCTTGAAGAGGCAACACAATTGGTGGCTGAATTTGCAGATTTTAACCTTTCTGTTTCAGCTGCGGAAAATCCAGTTACTGAGTAAATAACTACCGTCTGGGGTGGGAGCCGAAACATGGCTCCTACCCCAGATTTTTTATTTATACCACTATGCTTTAGCGAGCTTGCGCAGCCTAAAGACCCCGGTATTGCAAGCCCCGGATTTGGCAAAGTCGCAGTAGGTGCAGGCTCTTTCGTTCTTAGTTGGGTGAAAAAATGTATCTTCAGTAATTTTATTAATTTCTTTAATTAAATTCTGTTTTACATTTTCTAAATCTTCTTTAGTAAAGAGATGACCCTTTCTTCTGCCAGATCTTAAATAGTACATTTCTGCGTAAATGTTTTTGTTGGGAAAGGCTTCAGAAAGTGCTAAAGCATAAATGCCCAGCTGTAAATTATTTTGTATATCTTTTTGCGCAACTTCCCATTTACCAGTTTTATAATCGATTATCTTTAATGTATTTTCATCAACAATATCTATTCTATCTATGTAACCAAGAATGGAATAGCTACCAATTATAAAATTAAATTGATATTCCTTATCAAGGACATCGAATGTGGATTCACCATATTGATCAAAAAATTCATTTAGTATAGTGGTTCCAACTTTTACTAATTGATCTCCAACAATTTTATCTGGGTCTTGTTTCTTGGCGTGATGTTCGTATGATTCAACCAATTTAGTGTGATCAAGTTTTTCTTCTTTAGAAACATTGTCTTCTAATACCGAATGTATTATATTTCCGAAGAAGAGCCGCATCATTTTTCTGTCTTGGCTCTTTTTGTATGTAGCTATAAAAGTATTTTGATGGACACGACTTGTAGGTATCTATTCTTGAATAAGAAAAATCCACTAAGGCAAGGCGCTCAAAGTCGGATAATTCCGATATGGATTTAATTTGTATTGTCATCAATATCCTGTATGTTTTGAACAAAAACTCCATGTTCGTCATACTCATTGCCATTTTCGTCTATAAAATGACCACTATGAATATTCCTATATGAACCGCTCTCCCACGGGAACCCAACCAGTGGTGCCAATTTCCATGTAATCGTCTTCGTTATACGGCCAGCTCATCATTTTCCATCCAATCGTTTGCGCCTTCTTTTAATGATACCACGGTATTGTTAATACCATCGATATTATAATAGTAGCTTAATATTGCATGAAGATCAGCTAGTTCAGATGAGGAAGCATAAAAACCAGCTATACCAGATTGAACGAAATAACTTAGGGCATCTCCTGCCCTATATTCAATAAGGGTAATTTCATTTAAAACCATTCTACCCACTTCTTGTGTATTCATAATTTACTCCTCGTATATGGTTATTGGATTAAAATTTGGATCGTTCATTTTTTCTCTCATGTCACTAACGTAAGAATCCCAATCTCTTTCATCCTCAGATTTTTTCTCGTACTTAACGGTTCCTTTAAATGGATTTGTTTTAAATTTAGTTATGATTAGTTTACCCTCTTGTGTTCGCCATCTAAGAATACCATTTTTACAATCACAATAATCGTCTGGATGTGCATCTATGCAGCCCCTGGGATCATACCTACCGCTGCAGGTATTGCATTTAGTATACCTACCCTTGTCTTGGCATCTATTGCACGATGAGCAAAATGCCCAGCAGGGCTTTTTTGTTGGATTTTGATATGTTCCCGGTAATGTCATTTTAACTCCATGTATTTACTAGTTCGTTAATTCTATCTTGTATTTTTAATGATGTTGTTTTTTTAAATCGAAAAGTAACTTTTTTATTATTTTCTATATAGGAAAAGAAAACGTTTATCGGACCATTTATAGGTTCAATTATATCATATATATTTTGCACCAGCTCCATACTGGGTGCCCTGGGCAGATCTACAACAATAGACTGAGTTCCAATGGCTTTTGATATATCTATTTTATCAATAGAATTAAAAAATACTTTTGTTGTGGCTACTTCATCTTCATTTTCTTTATTAATAGATCCTGTAACAATCACTATATCGCCCTCTAGAAAGAAATCATCAGCTATATTTTTTGATTCTCTTGGAAACACAATGACTTCTATTTCCCCGGTCAAGTCTTCAACTATAAATTTAAACATTTTTTGACCTTTTTTAGTAATAATTTTTTTAACCCCCGTGATTATTCCACCCACCTTAACATTCGCACCATTAGACATTTCGCTTGCGTCTTGTATCTTTACGCTAATGTCTTTTTGTAAGAAGTCCCACACGCCCTCGATTGGATGCTTAGAGACGTATATGCCCAATTCTTGTTTTTCTTTTTCTAATATATCTAACTCATATTTTCTTGTCATATCAAATTCTTTTTCTACGCTAATGAGTTCGTCTAAAGCTCCAGCCCTTGCAAAATGTTCAAGTGTTGATTTTTTTAATACAGCTGTATCAGTTCTTCTGAAAAAATCGTATATATTTAAATAGGGTTTTTCAACGTTTCTACAGTTGATTACTGCATCCGCTATGGATTCGCCAATGCCGTTAATCGCAGACAGTCCAAAAATAATTGTACTATCGTCAATAACCTCAAAATTCTTATTTGACCTGTTAATTGATGGCGGAAGAACCGATATACCAAGCTGCTTGCAGTCAGATAAATAGGCGGCTAGCTTATCTTTGTTTCCAACCACAGAAGACATTAGGGCAGCCATATATTCTGCAGCGTAATGAGCTTTAAGATAAGCGGTTATATATGAAACCATTGCGTAGCTGGCAGCATGAGCCCTGTTAAAGCCATAGCCACCAAAGTATTCAATATCCGAATAAATTTTATTAGATATTTTTTTACCTAAACCAGAATGTGATTCACACCCTTTTACAAACTTTTGTCTGAATAAAGCTATTTTATCCATAAGCTTTTTACCGATAACTTTTCTTAGATCATCAGCTTCAGCGGAGGAAAAACCAGCAAGCTCCCTAGATACGCCCAACACATCCTCTTGATACAACATAATCCCCAGTGACTGTCCAAGAACTTTCTCTAGCTTTGGATGATCATATACAACCTCAGACCTCCCATGCTTTCTGTCAATGTAAAGCTTATCCATCCCAGAACCCATAGGACCAGGTCTGTGTAGGGATATCAATGCCATAATATCTTCTATTGTTTTAGGCTGAAGCTGAATCATCATCTCTCGCATGCTGTTTGATTCAAGCTGGAAAACGCCCATCGCCTGCCCCCTACATAGCATGTCAAAAGTGCGTTTATCGTCCAATGAAGTTTTATTGATATCAATATCAATTCCTCTTCTATTTTTAATTAAATCAAGGCAGATATCAATAACTCCAAGATTTCTTAATCCAAGAAAATCTATTTTAAGCAGACCGCACTGCTCAACCCTACCCATGTCCCACTGGGTGACAACCGGCTTATCTACACCCTTCTGCATTATTGGCAAATAGTCCATTAGTGGATTGCGAGATATAACAACTCCAGCTGCATGTATGCCGGTTTGTCTTACTAAATTTTCTAGCCCAAAAGCTGCGTCTATGATTTCCTTTGCCTGTGAATCCCTTGTGTAAATTGAAGAAAACTCTTGTACTTCCATACATTCGTTTAAATCTTTTGAAATACCCAATACTGGTGGTGGAATAAGCTTAGCCACTTTATCCCCAGTGGAAAAGTCATGACCAAGAGCCCTAGCAGCGTCTCTAATAGATTGCCTGGCGCCGGTTCTGTTGAATGTACAGATATGAGCTACTCGATCACTGCCGTATTTAGATCTGGCGTATTCTATAACCCTGTCCCTATGCCTATCGTCGAAGTCAAGATCAATGTCTGGCATTGATTTTCTTCCTTCAACTAAGAATCTTTCAAACAGCAGACCAAACTTAATTGGATCTAGATTTGTGATATCAAAAGCATAGGACAAAACGCTTCCAGCGGCAGAACCCCTACCCCACCCAACTCTTATACCGTTTGACTTAGCCCATCTAACAAGATCCGATACAACTAAAAAGTATTCGGGAAATCCCATATCTTTTACAACTTTTATTTCATAATTTGCTCGTTGAACAATAGATTCGGGCAGATTGTTACCATATCGATTACGTAATCCCTCCCAAGCCAATCGCTCAAAATACTGAGTCGATGTTTCGTTTGTTGGAATTGGGAAGTTTGGAAAATGAATTTCTCCAAAGTTTAAATTTACATCAACCATATCGCAAACTGACATGGTATTTTTTAACCAGTCAGCATTGAATAACATTTCCATATCTTGATAAGACTTCAAATAAAAATTATCTCCAGAAAAAGAAAATCTATTTGGAGTATGTATATTAGAGTTGGTGGCCACACATAACATGATGTCGTGCGCCCTAGCATCGTGCTGATGCACATAGTGACAATCGTTAGTTGGTACAACTTTAGCACCAATTGTTTTTGCTATGTCTAAAAGTTTGTTTGAGATTTTTCTCTGTTCTGTTATGCCATGATCTTGTATTTCTATGAAATAGTTTTCTTTACCAACAATGCTCTGCATCTTATATGCAGCTTCTAGGGCAAAATCATAATCATTTCTCAAAAGCGCTTGACAAACCTCACTGTTTAAACAGCCAGATAAAACAACAATGCCCTCGGAATATTGAGAAATCAAATCGTGATCTAGTCTAGGCTTTACGTAGTATCCTTCTAAAAAAGATTTAGAAGACATTTTAATGATATTGTGATAGCCAACATTATTTTTTGCCAATATCGTTATATGATAAGGACCTCTTTGCTCCCACTCGTTTTTGGATGGGCCAGATCTTTCTTCTTCG